ACATCAGCTTTATTACCATCTGGTGAAATAGAAATGTTAAAAGTTTCACCTGGCGAAAAGATTGCAGTATTTCATGGTTCATCTACAAATGTATATGTTACTGAAATGAGTGCTTAGTGGCTAAACAAAAGTTTGTTCACTTTGTTCCAAGAGATAAACCTAAAAAAAGACCAGGTTGTCATAAAAAATCTCAGAACAAATCAGAGTGCAGACAAAAAAAACAAACAAGATATAAAGGTCAAGGTAGATGAAAAAAGATACAGTTGTTGATGGTTTAAAAAAAGAAACTTTTTCATTAGATGAAATGGAAAATAAAATTGTTGTAAATGAAGAAGTTAATATAGATCCTCATTTAAAACATAATAAAATATTATTAAATCAAGATGATGGTTATTCAAAATCAAGAGATTTAAAAAGAGTAGCTAGTATTCCAACTTTAGCTTTATCTGTTTGGGCAAAAGAGTATAATGGAGATGGTAATTGGTTTGCACTTCCTAAAGAAGTTCAAAGTAAAATATTAAAAACAAAATTAAATAGTAATGAGTTTAAATATTTTAGAACCGCAGAAGGTAAAATATAATGGCACTTGCAACTTATTCAGATTTAAAAACATCAATAGCAAACTGGTTAAATAGAACTGATCTTACAACTGAGATAGCAGAAGATTTTATTGTCTTAGCTGAAAAAGATTTTAATTCTAAATTAAGAATTGGTAGAATGATAGAATCAAATGCTTCATTTACGATTGATTCTGAAACAGAAACTTTACCAACAGGTTTTTTACAAGTTAGAGATTTTTATATTTTAGAAGGTGGAACTAAACATTCTTTAGAATATATTACACCTGCTCAAATGGATCAAATTAGAGGTAGCTCAACTAGTGGAATGCCAAGAACATTCACAATACTTGGTGATAATTTTAGATTTGCTCCAGTTTCTTCAAGTTCTTACACAGGAGTTATAAATTATTATAAAGAATTTACTGCTTTATCAGATTCAAATACCTCTAATTATATTTTATCTAATCACCCTTCAATTTATTTATATGGTTCTTTATATCATGCAGCTAATTTTCTAGGTGGTATTGAACCAAGACAAGTTCAACAATGGCAACAACAATATGTAACATCTCTTGAAAGACTTGAGAGAAATGACAGAGAAGATCAATATGGTAATGCACCTTTACAACAAAGAGGTGATGTAACTGTTTCTGGTGCGTTTAATGATGTATCAAGAATTATAACAAGCAATAATGGATAAACAACATGATAGATAAAAGAGAAAAAAAATTATTAAAAAAACACTCTCCTCATCATAGTAAAAAACATATGAGTATAATGCTTAAAGAAATGATACAAGGAATGAGTTTTAGCAAAGCTCACAAAAAAGCTATGAAAAAAGTAGGAAAATAATGCAAATACCTTTTGGCGAATGGTTACCAGATCAACCAGAACATAATAATCCTGGTGCAAACATTGCTAACAATGTGTATTTTGCAAGACAATCTTATAAAAGATTTCCTTCATTAGTTAATTATTCAAGTAACAATATTTCAACAGATAGTAGAGGAGCTGGTTCTTTCAGAGATAACTCTAATACTGTATTTAATTTTGTTGCAACTAATACAAACATTTATCAATTAGATGGTGGTGCTTTTACTTCAAGAAAAGGAAGTTTAACAGGAACAAATTCAGACTTTTGGACATTCACACAATTTGGTAATTATGTAATTGCAAGTAATGGTGTAGATGCACCTCAATATTATTTAATGGGTACATCAACTAATTTTGCAAATTTATCTTCAATTGGAACAAGTGGTACTGTACCAAATTTTAAAGTTTCAGGTGTGATTAGAGATTTCTTAGTAACAGGTAATCACACAAATAATTCTAACAGAATACAATGGTCAGGTATTAATGATATTACAACTTGGGCAGCTGGAACTAAACAATCAGACTTGCAAGACCTACCAGGATCAGGTGGACAAATTACACACATAACATCAGGAGAGATTTCTTACATATTCAGACAAAACCAAATAGTTCGTATGGACTATGTCGGTGGTGCAACAGTATTTAGACTTTCAGTAATCTCACCTAATAGAGGAGCTGTTTATGGAAGAACAGTTTGTCAAGATAATCGTAGAGTATTCTTTTATGCAGACGATGGTTTTTTTGAAATTAATGGAGATCAAGTTATTTCAATTGGTGCAGAAAAAGTAAATAGATTTTTTGATACAGATTTAAATAAAGCATTTAGTGATAGAATATGTGCAGCGGTTGATCCATTTAATCAATTAGCTTTATGGTTATATCCAAGTGCATCAGATACAGCTAATACAACTGGTATCTGTGATAAAGTTTTAATTTATAATTATGCAACTCAAAAATGGTCAACTGCTGAAGCTAGTGCTAGTACAATATTTTCACAATTCGTTGGTGCTTATACAGTTGAATTAATGGATATTATATCTGGAAACTTAGATAGTATTAATATTGCATTAGATACAGACTTTTGGAATGGTGGACAATTATTATTAGGTGCAATAGATAATAATTTTAAAGCTGCTATTTTTTCAGGTACTGATAACATTGGTGAAATAGAAACTTCAGAATTAGAGTTGTTTCCTGGACTAAGATCAAATATAACAGGAATTAGACCAATAGTTGATGCAGAAGCTACAGTTACAATTTCTACAAAAAACAAACTTGCTGACACCCCAACTGTATCAAATGTATCAAGTATGAATACATCAGGTATAAATCCAGTAAGACAATCAGGTAGATATGTTAAAATTAATGTAAAAATACCTAGTGGTGGAGTTTGGAAAGATGCTCAAGGAATTGATTTAGTTGCATCAAGAGGAGGGTTGCGATGACAGATAAAAGTGATATAGATAATGTTAGATACAGTTTTGAAACTCAAGAGTTCTTTCAAAGACAGATTGAAGAAGCTATTAACACATTGGTAAATGAAAAAAACCAAGAAAACAATAAAGCATATGCTTGGTTTATAGGAGATTAAAGTGGCAGGTATAAAAGATTATTCAACAACACAAGCTAGTAACACATCATTAAATGGTATTTCTGTTGCAGAAGGAATGCTACCTTCTAACTTAAACAATGCAATTAGAGCATTAATGAAAAATACTAGAGAGTGGTACAACGATGCACAATTTGTTATTTATGGTGATGGCGATGGTGCTTTTACAAGTGCTTATGTAAGTGGAACTTCCTTTACAATTAATGGTGTAGATGTAACAGCATTTTATCATGTAGGTCGTAGAGTTAAAATTACTGGTTCTTCAACAGGCACAGTTTTTGGAACAATATCAAGTTCATCTTTTTCAACAAACACAATTGTTAATGTTACTTTGGATAGTGGTGCTTTACAAAATGAAGCATTGGTTATTTATTTAGCAATATTAACACAAACAAATAATTCTATACCAACAGATGTAATTGATAGTGGAAATTTAAAATCAAATTCTATTACAACTGCAAAAATAAATAGTGATGCAGTTACAACAGCAAAAATTCCTGATAGTGCAATTACAACTGCTAAAATAAATGCAGATGCAGTTAATGGAACTAAAATTGCAGATGATAGTATAGACTCTGAACACTTGGTTGATGGCAGTATTGATACTGCACATATTGCTGACTCAAATATTACAACTGCTAAAATAGCTGACAGTAATGTTACTACTGCAAAGATAGCAGATGATGCTGTAACAATTGGTAAAATTGCAGATGCAGCAATAGTTGTAGCATCAGAACAATCTGGTCATACTCCAGATGATAATACTTTTTATACAACATCAGCATCTAATACTAGATTTTTAAATAAAGATACATCTGATCTAATTAACTCAGGTCAATCATGGTCAGCATCAGATAATTTTATTGCAACAACAGCAGCTATTGATGCAAGAGTAATTGATCTTGTAGATGATGTGGGTGGTTTTTTTCCAATAGCAAATGAAACAAGTTTTCCAAATACAAACCCAGATGTAAATGATGGTGCAGGTACAATCGTTTCAATACAAGCAATATCAAGTACAAGAACACCCTCTGGAGGAACAGTTAGTATATCAAGTGGAACTGTAGGTGGTTCTACAGTAACAATAACTGGATGTGGTTCTACAGTTTTAACAGCAGGATTTGGTGTACTTGTAGAAACTACAACAACTTTAAATACTTATACTTTTCATAGATTAACACCAAAGGCAACTGAAGTTACAACTGTAGCTTCTATTTCATCTGAAATTACAACAGTTGCAGGAGATACTGCAAACATAGGAACGATAGCAACAGACTTAAATGGAGATGATAATATTGGAACTGTTGCAACAAATATTGCTAATGTAAATTTAACAGGTGGATCAATTGCAAATGTAAATACGACAGCAACAAATATAGCTGGTGTAAATAGTTTTGCAGAAAGATACAGAGTAGCATCTTCAAATCCTACATCAAGTTTAGATTCTGGAGATTTAGCTTTTGTAACTGGAGATTCTAATTTAAAATTTTATAATGGTTCAGCTTGGGTAGCAATATCACCAGGAATTGCAAATGTAGTTGATGATAGCTCACCTCAACTTGGTGGTAATTTAGATTTAAACAGTAATGATATTACTGGAACTGGTGGAATACCATCAGCTAACTTAACTGGAACAATTAATGATGGAAGATTACCAACTAATATATCAAATAAAACATTAACAGGTGCAACTGTTACAACTGTATATAATGGTTTAGTTGCAGGTGGTGATGGTGGATCTAATGATGGTCAAATACAATTAAACTGTTCACAAAATTCTCATGGTGTAAAAATAAAAGCACCACCTCATTCAGCTGGTCAATCTTACACTTTAACTTTACCAAGTGCTATTACTAATGGATATTTTTTAAAAACAGATGGTTCAGGTAATTTATCTTTTGCAGAAGTACCTCAACCAACAGTACCAACTGTAGCTGATGTATCACAAACTATTGCTCCAGCTACAGCTACAACAATAAATATTACAGGAACAAACTTTGTTTCAATACCACAAGTACAATTTATTAATAGTTCTACTGGTGCCATTACAAATGCCAATACAGTTTCATTTACAAATGCTACAACACTTTCAGTTAATTTAACTTTAGCATCTGGCAATTATTTTGTAAGAATAGAAAATCCAGATGGTAATGCTGGAAGATCAACAAACAATATTTTAACAGCTTCTACTGCACCATCATTTACAACTGCCGCAGGATCATTAGGTACAGTTGCAGGAGATTTCTCTGGTACAGTATTTACAGTTGTAGGTTCATCAGATAGTGCTATTACATTTAGTGAAGTTACATCTGGTGGAAATGTTTTAACTGCATCATCAGGTGCTAATTGCACTTTAGCTACAAATGGTGTAATAACTACAAGTGATTTTGGTGGAACTTCTACAGCAGCAACTTTGTATAATTTCACATTAAGAATTACAGATGCTGAAGGTCAGACAGTAGACAGAGATTTTAGTTTACAATCTAGCTTCGGTGCAACAGGTGGAGGACAATTTAACTAATGGCTACAACTTATTTAACATGGACACCAAGTGGTGATGGAGATAAACTAAAATGGACATTTTCAGCTTGGGTAAAAAGAACTAACATAGGTTCATCAGGTTGTCTATTTTGGGCAGGTGCAGATAATAGTACATATTCTAAAATTGTTTTTGCTTCTGATTCAATAGATATATCTGAAGTAGGTGGTGGTAGTACAACTTGGCAAGTGACAACCAATAGAAAATTTAAAGATTGCAACGCATTTTATCATGTAGTTGTAACTTACGATTCAGCACAAGCAACTGCATCAAACAGAGTAAAACTTTATATTAATGGTGTTCAAGAAACTTCTTTTAGTACTTCAGATTATCCTACACAAAATAAAAGTGCTGATTGGTTTGGAGCTTCTACAGCACATAGAATAGGTAGAGATTAT